TTATATCTATCACAATGGTCTTGATGCTTGGAAAGCAGAGATCAAGAAAGTCAAAGACAAATACACTAAGCCTTAATTCTAAGGAGGTTTCGTTATGAAGCCGAAGAAAGAAGTTACTGAACAAGACCTAGAGCTTTTACAAAAGCATATCAACACGACTAAACTTAGGTTAATTGATATGCAAAACCAATTCAACAAATCACTCGGGAGGATTCGTGGTATAATGTTAGTACTAACTATTGTACTTGTAACAGGACTATTAATAGGATACGCATTATGAAAGAAAAATTAAAAAAAATATTAAAAGGTATTGGGAAATTTACCTTAAATACTTTTACAGCACTTACTATCATTGGTGGTGGTACATTAGCATTTGCTAGTTATATTAATCCGGTACCTTACATTGCAGAATATTTCCCGACTTTAGCTTTTCAGTCATATACTTTAGAGACTTTGTTTACTGATGTCAAATGGTGGCAAGACCAAGGGTATATAGCATGGTCTATCTCAGGTGGCATGATTGTTCTAGGGTTAGCTATACACATAAGAAGTATAGGTAAGTTAATCCGTGCAATTAAATCTAGTCCAAGGGCTATACTTAATTTCCCTATAAATACTTACAGGAAATTAAGAGCTACTAGGGATTGGATATTTGACAAAGTAGAGTATCTTAACAGCGAAAGTAAGAAGTGGAGGACAGCATTTAACATAGCTAAATCTCCTTATACATTACTTCGTGCACTCGGATTCAGTCCACAGATGGCTCTTGGTTTATTAACTGTTGGCTCTACTGTAGGTGGTGGTGTAGTTGTAAATGAAACTGTACTAAAGGACAGAACATTTGAAAACGGAGATGCAGGTATATATGCAGCCCCACACAATATCCCTTCTGAAACTCTTGAGTCAGCTATGATGTTTAGAAAAGAAAACAAAGAAGATAATACTTTACGAATTGTTTTAGCAAGTACCCCCGTGTCAGAAATTGGAATCTATGACGTCACAATCGGGACGGCATATACATCATCAACCCTCCCTTCGGGTAAGACTGAAGCAGTATTAGTAGAGGGGACAGATGTATCGGGTGGTACGGCAACTCGATTGCAAATTGGGGAGCTCATTGTGGAGAAGTCAAGGTGTAAATCTTTAGACTTTTCTGATATAAATGCACACACAATTAATATTATTGGCAATGCTAGTGATGGACAATCTATATCTCAGACAGCAGGAACTTCAAGAATGAGAGCAATAGGTGGGGGTCATCATCAAGCACAGGCTATGGTAACTAAAGGTGGAACATACGACAGGATATGGATTGATGCCCCTAATAGTGGAGTAAATGGAAAGGTAGACAAACTTATACTATCTAATCTTTGGACAAAAGGAGGGAGCTGTACCCTAAGACAAATGGATATAGGTACACTTACTATACAATTAAATGAAGTAGGGCAAGGTAATGGATTTGACTCTAAAGAATTTACTGTAGCTACAACTGTGACAGCACAGGTGTGGAATGTCAGTAATAATGTGGAGGTATACATAGCCGAGCCTACTACACAATAAAAATATGAAAAAGAAAATTAAAATAGGACTAGGGACAATCATACTTACTACTGCAGTAAGTTACCTCACACAGTATTGGTTTAAGCACAGTGGCTTAGAAGATAAGATGCTTAATAAAATAGACGACATCAAAGATGTGTTTAAAGGAGACAAGTAATGCAATGGCTAGGAAAATTTAGACCACAAATATTTTTATCTATTGTGGTTCTAGGTGTGCTCTCAGTAGCAGGGATTCTAAACGGATATAACGAAATAGCTTCGGGTTGTATCGGAGGGATCATTGCTCTTGGAATGAAAATCTTGGAAGCTGAATAAATTAAAGGAGGGACCAATGAAAACTTTTGCTATGGCATTAAAGCTTGTAAGAAGTTACAGTGCGACTATCGTATTAGCATACGAATTACTTGTCATGATAGAAGAGACCGGTAGGGACAAAAGAATAACCCCTAAAGAAAGATCTATACTCATGAAAAAGTTTTGGGAAATAGTTGCATCTGTTAAATCAAACATGAAATAAAAAAACTCTTAGCTTGTGAAAAGAACATTTTGAATATAATTTCAGAGGGCTAAGAGTTTTTTTATTTTGATAGAAATCAGGCTCCCCTATCTACTCTCTTTAGGTAAGTAAATTTTACAGGATCATGGCACTGATTTACAAAGTATAATCAATATCTTAAGAAGATATGAATTATAAAATGAACATTAAAATTCTACATTAAAATTAAACTTTAGTCAACCATTTCCTTTATAGAAATAATTACTCTAGAATTATTATCTTTCTTTTGCTCCTTGAAAAACTCAGCTTCTATCTTTGCTAAATGAGGAGCATCATCTAACACGATACCACTATCAACTATTCCATCTAGTGTAGATTTCATACCAAAGATAAGGTTATCTAGGTCAATAGGTTTCCAATGATAAAACTCATAGCTTATTAATACCCTTGATTCTATAGGAGTAATAGATGGTTTTTCATCTGTCTTTTGTGCAGTTTCTATAGCCAATAACCTAGCACTCTCTCTTCTTTCCCTGTTAATCTTCCTAACAGTTCGCCAATGAGCCCTTGAGTTACCCCTTATTTCTTTAGGAGGAACCTCTTGTATAGTAAACGTATATTCTCTCGTCATCTTTTAATTTTACCACACTATTTTTAACATTGTTCATTGCAATGTCTTTAATTTTCTTTTTTAAAATAGTTACTTTTTTATTTCCAAATTTGTTTTCAGATTCTAATTCATTTAATTTTTTTGTTATTAATTTTTTAACCAAAGGTCTTATAACAGAGAACTCTCTTCTTTCTTGTAAGGCTTTTTGTTTTTTCTTTGAATAATATTCTCTTATTTTTTTACTCATCATGCTAAAGAAATACCCATTTGTTTTATACTTGTAGCCCCCAACCTTTACCCATCTACCATTTTCTCCTACCCCACCACGCACAAGCTTCTCGTATGACACAGATTCATGCATAGGAATAGCCATGTCTATATACTTATCATCTTTCCATACAAAGTCCACATAATTGTGCGTTCTTGCAACAAATTCAACACTTTCGTTTGGCATTAAAGGTTTAACTTCTTCACTTTCAGGCAAAAACTTTGGAGGTTTTGATCCTTTTGTTCTTACTCTTAAAAAGTTTTGAAAATCAGATCTTTGTTTAACCATACCTACAGCAACTGCAGATCTTCTTCCTGTTTTTCTACTAATCAATTCAAACTTTACCAATATATTTCTTATAGGAGTGTCCCCTATATTTTTAATAATACCGGTTACTATTTGTTGATGCCCACTTGGAATCTTGTTTAATTTTTTTTGATGACTAGGTCTACTATATACCTTTTCTAACTTTATACTTCTTATGTCAGCCCACATAGAATCTCCATAAGATCTTATACTTTTTCTTTCTTTCATTTCTTTAGCTATGTATTCTCCTGTAGCAAGAGCATCTCTTGTAGCAAGACTTCCCCATATGGCATACCCTTGTGTCTTTACATACCTTGGTCCTTCAGCTTGTAAAGATTTTCTAATTACTGTTCCTATAAATTCTTGTAATGCTTTAGTAGTGGGAAGATTTAATAAAGGCTTTCTGTTTTTTTTGTAAGCTAAAATCTTACCATCTTCTCTTTCGTAATAATCTTTTTTCATATTAGTCCTTTAAACTATAGCTACTTTATTGCAAAGCTATTATAGCTTTGCAATTAATAGCAATTGTTAATATTATTAATAGCTATTATAATAGCTATTGTAATAGCTAAATATAAATAACCTTTCAAGCTTTAACCCCATACTTACTTGTTCCATCTTGTTGAACAAACTTATCTATTTTATTTTGTGCTTTAAGTCTAGATAATTCGGGAGCAATTATTTCTTTAGAAACACCCAACTCTTTAACGATAACTTCTACACTCATAGGCTCGTAAGTTTTAAGCAAGTTTAATATCTTTTGTTTATTAGACAACTCCTTACCTAACGAAGGGTCTGCGTCAACAGATGTCTCTTTGAACCTAACGCTGTTTGTATTTTTAAAATCACTTACCTCAAATGAAAGTGTCATACCTATAGGATTCTCTAACATACCCTCGTTGTTTTTTCTATGATGAAACGCAACTGTCATATTGTTAGCCCCTTGTTCTTGGCTCTTATTTATCTGCCATATATTTCCGGCATCATTTATTTTAAGAACACTCCCTATAGGATCGACTCCTCCTTTAGCAATGTGATCTATGATTAAAGAGTTTTCGACTTTCAACTTTCTGATTTCTTCAAACAAAACCTGTACTGATTCAGCATCATTAAATGCTCCCCCTACAGACTTGGCTGCACTGTCAACAATAATTGTTTTAATTTTATGCTCACTTATCTCAGCTATTATTTCGGGTATAGAATTTTTAAAAGTCTTTGATAGTGATTTGTATCTTAGCTTAGGGTTAGGTAATCCTATTCCTTTAGCGACAGCTTTAACTCTTTTGTCAAAGTCATACTTGTTGCTTTCCCAATCAAGATATATCACACTTGAATCATGATCTAAAGCTTGGCAATCTGTTACCTCGGGAGGACAGTGTCCACACAAATACTCTGAGGCAAAAGGTTTAACAGGACTTACCTCGTTGTACCCCCTGTTACTTAACATAAGTGCCATGAGGATAGCAAAGTATGACTTGCTTGACCCTCCTTGACCAAACAATATGTTCGGTCTTCCTTTTCTTATGAAAGGATAAAAAGTGTAAGGGTAAACTTCTTGTACATCAAGGTTCCCTACTATGACAGAGGGTTCTCCTCTCATCATATGCTCATCTACTTTATACGTGAGCTGTTCAATCATAGTGGACCAATGAGAATGAATAGGCTGTGCGTCATACATCTCAGCCGTTTTATCTAGAATACTAGACAATCCTTTCTTACCGGAGGCACTATGAAAGTTTAATCTTGAGGAATGTAATAACAACTCTCCTTCATCAGTACGAAACCATCTAACTATAGCTGTAGTGCTATCATTTTTATTTGATATCCTATCAACAATAGCTTTGATACTATCCTTCTGCCAATTGAGAGTATAACTCCCCCCTATTTCTTCAAAAGTGTAATCACTCATACAGAAATTCCTTTTTGTTTTCCATTTCCATTTTCTTTTTTCTTAGGTTTGTTAATGAGAAATTCAAAGTTCTTTTTGTTTCTCTCTACTAACTTTTCCATTTTTTCTTTAGACTCTAATGCATTACCAAAAGCTAAACGTGATCTCATGTCAGCACTACCTATCATGTCAGCTAAGTAACGATTCTGTCTTAACGATTGGCACAACAATCTTACTATCATCTCATTAAATGTATAAGTTTTTTGTACCCATGGCTCAGATAGATTCTTTTCTATCTGAGCTATTTGTTCGTATGTTAAAGTGTCTAAAGATAAAGGTTCTTCTCTAACCACATCTTCTCCTTTAACTTGTAATAAAGTTTTGTAGCATTTTCAAAAGCCCTATAACTTGGAAGAGTTATAACTTTATCTATTTCTACGTCAGCCTTTTCTTTTCCTAACTTAACTACCCATGCCATATCAAAAGGACTTCGTTCTCCTATTAAGTTAAGATGTTTTCTGTTAAGTCTTTGTAAGGCATGGCTGTATGCCCCTACTTGTAACCTGTGTTCGTCATAAATTCCTTTACTTGTTTTAAAATCTACAACAACAGTATTGTTTTCATGAACAATAACTGCATCTACAGTACCTGCGTATGCATAATACATACTATCAGAACATACTTGTACTTCACTCCCTATAAACACAGGGTTGTATTGTTCACAAAACATTTCAAAAGATTCCATAACAAATTTGAAATCAATAGGAATTACAGGATCTTTTTCATTGTTTATTCTAGCATTGATAACCTTTTCAATTAGTGCATGAGCATGACTCCCGAAATCTCCTGCTGTTTGCAAGACTTGATCGGGAGTTTTACTAGCTTCATCTATGATTGCATCTATGTCATCAGAGTTTTTAATCTCACGTAAAGTGCCGTTCATTACATGATTCTGTAATACATACTTCACTTTTTCTAGAGATTGTTTCTTAGCCCATGGAATCAAGGCAGGTTTGTTAATGACGTTAAGGATTGTAGTTACTGAAGTGTACTGTTTCCCAAGTTCATCAACATAAACCCTCCCTCTTCCTTTAGCTTTAACTTCTAAAGGAGGAGCAAGTTCTAATAATTTACGAGTATTATTTATAAGTGTCTTCATTAATTCCACTCATCATAAATTACATTTACTAATTCGGCTACCATTACCAAGGCTTGACCAAGGTCATCTCTGTCCCATGTATCAACAGGTTTACTATGGTTTTCCATTAAGCTTTTTAACATAGCTGTTCTAGAAATTACCATGTCTCTTGACATTTCTTGAGACACCTCTTGTTGTACGACAGGTTGTGGCTGAGGCTGTACAACAGGCTGAGGTTGAGGCTGAACAGGTGGCGTTACTTGAGGTTGAGGTTGAGGTTGGACAGGTTGGACAGGTGTTTCATTAGAAACATTCCAATCTATTATCTCCCAATCCCATGCCCAATTAATCATCTTGCCGTCAGGATAATATCCTGCTTTAAGATTTCCACTTTGGTCTTGTTGTAATCTTCTTCTTCTAAACGTACAAGGAATTGCGTCTCCTTGATTAGCTTGTTTATCTCTAGCTACCCAAAATGTTACAGGGTATTGTCCAATTTCAGAACAATCTCCTATAATTTTATTTTGTTCAGCTCCCCAAGAAGAAACTACCGGTTCAACAGACTTGATAGTTAGAGTCCCCGTCAATTCGGGTACTGAAGATTTAACTTCTTGAGTGTTTGCAATGAATGAAGGTTTCTTATTCATCAGTTTACACCTCTTTTAATTTTAAATGTTTTATTTTAAACTCTTTAATAACTCTTCCTTTTATATGATGTGTTATACAATCACGTTTAGAATAATTATTAAAGAAATCTTTAGTCATTATGTATGTGCTAGGGTATGGTTGATCTAACTGTAGATTCTCATACCCTATCTGTATCCATAATGTGTCAAACGTATCGAAATGGTGGGTACTTACACCGATCTTTTCGTTGCTATTCACACCATTCCAAATAGGTTCTTTAATTGTTAGTAGACCTATTGCCATCTAAGTACACTTCCGAGTGTCCGTGAATGTAATCTTTATCTACTCTTTTAAACTTTGTTAATTTGTTTTTTCTAAGATATTCAACAGGAATTTTCTTTAAGTATTTTTTTACTTTAGAAGTGAATCCTAATTCAGTCTTAGCTTCTTTAACTTCTTTAACAAAGTCTCCATAAAGCTCATTATCAACAAGCATTTTAGTTAGCATTTTCATATCAGTTATTTCTACATTACTAATAAATGTAAGAACTGAAGCAACTAATAGCTTGGTCTTAAGCTTAGTGTTAGGCAAGTCTTGTCCTGTTATATAAGGAGGACTCTCCTCTTTAACAGTAGCTACTTGCTTCTTCTTAGTAACTTTAGGTGTTGGCTTTTTACCAACACCCTTAGTTTTTTTCTTTGCATTTGTAGGCATAAATTTCCTCCTATTACTATTGTACTATGGCTGTCAAGCCCTAGTTATTTAGTAACTGATCCCAATCTGTTCCTTTCCTTTCAGTCTTATCTTCTAGTAAAGGAGCTATCACAGGAGAATTAGGGCTTAGAGTGTAATGACCATACTTTAATGCAAAAGTTAATACATAATGTGGTATGTAAGCAAGGTCTCCATAACTCATGTCGTCATTGAAAGTAGAAAGCAAGGTCAACCAAGTTTCTCCTGACAATACAGTGTCTCGTTTCCCTATCAAGTGAATAAACTCCGGACAAGATCCTTTAGGATATTCTACATTAAAGCGACTAGGCAAACCTTTTGAATTAACTTCATAGTTAACTCTTGTCAATTGCCCCATAGAAAACATTCTGTTTTTAAGGGCATACATAAAAGCATCTTGACAAGTAATTTCCATAGAGTTAACAGGTAGCTTTTCTAACATTTCACTAGGCTGTCTTAAGTCTTTTCTTTGTATTGTATCTGTACCCTTCAGCAATCCCTTGCTAATGAAGGCACTCAATGGATAAGTAGTCTCCTTCCATTGAGGATTACTTTCTTTATGCTCTACGTTAGAGTAGAAAATTGTGTGAGGTAAGAAGACTTCACTCATTTATTCCTCTCTTTTATTTCGTCCATCTTTGATTGAGCTTTAGCTACAGGATTAACTTCTATATGAAAACCATGTTCATAATTTTCGTCATAGAAATCCATAGAAGCTTCCTCTCTTACGTTTGTAGAGTGTCCTTCTACATAATCATTCCAAAACTCTTCCCATGCCATGTCATAAATCTGACCTGAATTATTATCAACTACTTTCTTATACATTTCATTTATTTCTTCATTGATTTTTTGTTCTTTCCACTTTGGGTGTGGGTTTGTAATTCCATTGTCTAAAATCTTTGCAATTTTGCCTGACAATTCATACATAGTTTCATTATCAAAAAAATCTGCAAACATTCCGTCAGTAAAAACATCTCCTAAATCTATCTCTATTCCTTGAGAAAAACTTAGGTCAACTTGTACTGTAACAGACCCTATACCAACGTGTGGGTCTTGGTTCTTGATCGTAATCGATCTGTCATGCCCTCCTGCTTTCAGAAGGGCATTTAAAAGTTCTATTTTATTTTTATCTTTCATGTTTAGTTTGTTACAGGAGAGAATTGTTCGCCTGTATATTCACTTGCGTATTGTAATAAACTGTCAGTAATCTGAGAGTTTTGTACAAAGTGTGCGTTAGTAATTTTCTTTTCGTGCCATAGTACATTAGTACAGGCATTGTAAAAGTCCCATAGATTAGTGTGACCTTGAGCAAATGAATGAGGGTCATACTCATCTAGGAATTTGTCTACACATTTACCAAATGTAGTAACAGGAAGCTTTAGTATTTGTTTATGTTCTTTTTTTTGTTTGTCTTCTGTTATCTTTCTGATTTCGTATAATGTATTCACATCAAACGGAACTTCAGTCATGTTTCTAAGACCCGAAACAAATCTTTCTAAAGGTACTTCACTGTTGTTAATAAAGTCAACGGCTGACATCACTTCATCTTGGAATCCTTCCATGTTTTTATCATGTCTGAATCTAAAGCTTTGTAAGTTTTCTTTGGAAATCATTCCGTTCTTGCAAACTAATCTCATTGCAAAGAAACTAACAGAGAATGCAGTAGACCCGTCATAGCTGTTTTGAAAAGCTAATCCTAATCCTATGTCATCTCCTGCTTTAACTTCTTTAGTTAAATCTTTGGTGGTAAAAGATTGAAAGTATCTTCGTCCATCAAAGAATAACTTATCTTTATCCCACACATACCGAGAATTATCGATAAGATTTAAAGCCAACTCATTGACGTCACTGTTTGGTACTAAAAGGTATTCCTTTCCTACTGTACCAACTTCGTCCCAATAAGGAACATTATCTTTATTATACTTCTGAAGCTGTATTGACCACTGACTTGATTGGTCTTTAGCTCTTGTAAATAAAGGTTCCTTTTGAATAGGACTGTATGCATTAAATGGATCGATTTGAATGTCCATATGTTAATGTTTCTCCTTTTGTTATGCCGAACTTGTGGTGTCGGACTATACCTGTTAAGTAAGAGTAAATATTAATCTACCCTTTATAAAATATTGTAACATTTGTTACCTAAGAAGTCAAGTTTTACCTTATATCATTCATTCCTCCTTATTCAATTCTGTCTTCGCCACAATAATATTTGCCACATTCATTTTCAAAACCTTCCTCGTATTCTTTTAATACTTTTACAGTATTGATATTCCACCCTTCAACTTCTATATTGAGATCATCTCCATCTACAAATCCTATACCATTTTCATGAGCATTATGGAAACTTTCCCAATCTATCTCAGCTAGTATTACTTTTGTTTTAGTATAGTGTTGTTGGATTGTAACCTCTATTAATCCATCTTCATTTTGATGCCAATACAATTCTTCTTTAGTTCTTTTAACTTCACTCATTTATTTACTCCTTGTTTCCTAAAACATTGTTACGCATATCTCTTTCAAATCCATCTTCTTCGTCCCACAAAACATTCATTAGCATATCCCACCCATTTTCTACACACCATTCTCCTAATCGGCTATGAATTGATTCTAGAAATCCATATGCTTGATCGTCTGTCCACTTACTCATGTTCTGACGTTCTCTTTCTGCATGAACATCTTTAATTCCCCATTCAGTAGTGCATTTTATTGGTGGATATTTCTCATCTATATCACTCATTCATTCCTCCTCTTTATAATTTTTAATATCTTCTTTGAATTTTTCTAATGGATAACTTCCATTTAATAAGTCTACTAATGTAGATAAAGCTCTATATTCATAGTCTTGACCTAACCAATTTTCAACATCTGTTATGTTTATAAGTTCTTCACTCATTTATTCCTCCTTTATTTCCGAATGTAACCATAAACCAAAATCATAGCCTTGTTTATAAGCATTTGTTTTATTATCTGATAGTTCATCTTTATAAACCCCATCAATCAAACCACTTGCAACACCATCTTTAAAATGTGTTAAAAACTTTTCTTCTTTGATTCTTTTTACTCTTAATTCGTAACAAGAATCACATTCTATATGTGCTTCCATTCATTCCTCCTTAATTTTACTTGATAAATTATTTAAAGTATCGGGAATATCGCATGACTCTGTTACCATAAACCTACCTTTTTCTGCTAGTTTGTCTATGATAGGAGAACACGCATGATACATCTCTTCGTCTTCAAACATAGCAACAACATCTGCGTATCCACCACTACTCTCAAAATACACTACTATCATTTATCCCTGCCATTTTGGTAATTCTTTTAAGACAGTTTTCTCTTCACAATCCTTGCAATCAAACTCTCCATAATTATCTTCATGTTTTTTACAAGGGAATCTTTCGTAGCACTCTCTTCGATTTTCATTTAGTTCTTCTAAATCCAACCTTCCTTCTTTAGTGCTTGTGTAAAATCCACAATTAAAACATTGATGTTCTACTATATCGTATGGTCTGTTCTCTGACCATGAATCCATGCTTTTGTTACACTTAGGGCAGGTTGAATCGTAACTATGACTAGTCATTTATTTCTCCTTAGCTATTGCAATTCGCAATAATGCATTAGCAATTTTCTCAAGATAAATATTTGTTTCACTTATTGTTTCGTCAAGAATGGCAAAGTTAATGCTTACAGTATCCTCTAAATTTGTTTTTATTTTAGGGGCAACGTATTCGTAACATTGTCCAAACCTAGTGCCAAAAGCTTTGTTAATTTCGTCTAACTCTGAAGGGCTAAGTTCGTCAAGATTATTTCTTGACAAATCTACTTCGCCTATCTCGTTAAGATTAAACTTTTTATCTCTACTTATTGGCATGACATATAAAGTTTTTTGCCCTTGTTTGTTTTCAGAAACTCCGAAGAGTTGTCCTGTTATTAACTTGGTATGCCATTTAATGTGATTGAAGTCTCTTGTATTCATTTATTCCTTTTTGTTTATTGTTTTGTCAAAGTTGTACAGATCTACATACCATAAAATATCTTCGTCAGTAGTGACTTCACGAGATGCCCCGTCAAACCAATCTAAAAACCAATATTCTATCTTAGTATATCTGTTTTTGTTAAAGTATACTCTCAGTTCATCACTCGGGCCTCCCCATGAGAATTGTATACGATAATACCCTTCATCTTGGTCATTAAAAGTGTTAGAAGGAACATAATCAGTACTTAATACTGAAATGTATTCATTATCTTCCTCGTTGTAATCAGACTCGAAAGTTAAATTTTTTCTTAAACTTTTAATCCCTGTTATTATTCTCTTGAGTTCTCCATCTATTCGCAGTTCGCAAGAGTCGTAATTTATTGCCATTTTTCTCCTTGTTTATTCGTCAATTTCAAAATGTTCATGAGCTATGACTTTTAACTCTAACCCGATTAGGTCAGTATCACAAATTGGATTTCTGCCTTCGCATTTAAGTTTTCGCATTATGCTATGCCATAATTCACTATCCACTTCGTCTTTATAGAGATGAACAAGCTGTGTCCTCACAGGTTGCCTATTCCATTCGTGGTTACTCATCTCTTACACCAATGATGTATACTGTTCACTTTTTTGCCACATAACATACACATGTAAAATTTGCCAAAAAGTTTTTTTTCCATGTCTGTTTTTGGTCTGAATGCAAATTGCTCACATCTATGGTTATCTCTTCGTCTCAGCTTGGTTGCCAAGACGAAGAGTTTTTCCTTCAGTATAGTGAAGTTTATCTCACTTCTCCTGTTTTCACTTGTTCTAGGGTAGTGTTAGAGTCCCAATCTTTATCTCTCTCAACACCAAGTCCTAAAACTATAGTGTTCTCTAACTCAGTAAGAGAAACATTTCCTAGCTCATCATACCCTAACCCTGTAACATAAGCTAAAAATTTCTTCCACTCTTTGTTATACTCTATGGCATACCAAGTAGCAGACCCTAGAGGGTGGAAAAATTTTGCTATAACTTTTTTTTCACTATCGGGTTTCCCGTCCGTGTTGCCTTGTCTATCAAAGCCTTCAGTAATTGCTTTTGTTAACAATTTCATAATTTTATTTTTTTTGCTCTACTGAGCAAGTAATCCTTCGTCTCCTAATGCAAACTGTTCACATCTGTAACAGTTTTTGCATTTCCCTACTCTATAAGGGGCTTCCCCTGTCCTAGTGGATAAGTGGTCATGTCCACTATCTCCACATTTACACACATAATCTAGCTCTGATCTCTCTTCTTGTGTCAGCACTATCTAACCTGTGTACCCTTAGGAAACTGAATGGCATTGAACACATTGTGTATGCTCTTACACTCATCACAGTGTACCTTCGGGGATTTGTAATTTGGGTTACTAAAATGCCTTGTTGACTTATACTTGAACTCAAGTCCTGTCTTGTAAAGTTTGCCTTCCCAAGACTGTCCACATCTAATGACTTTGCCATTAAACTTAAACAAGGGCTTTCTACAACGAGTTTGAGATTTTTTTCTCATTCTTTTGCTCATCATATTTGACCTCTCTTTACTGAGGGTTAGTAAAACTGTTTCGGCTCTTTTGAGCCTTCATCAGTAAGAGTACACACTCTTAGACAGTAAGGAGAACATCTCTCAGAGGACGCAAAATCCTCTGAGAGATTCGGGATAATTTGTGAGAGGAGTTAGCTACCTAGCTGAACTCCTGCTTTCCTCAGCAACTCTAGTGCTGACTTCACTTGACTCAAGTCCACTACTTCCTCAGTCTTAGCTTTACCTTTAGCCTTCACTTTAGCTTTAGGTTTCTGCTCTTTCTTCGGCATAGAGTAGACTCCTCCTATCACGAAGTAATCTCTGTTCGGGTCAGCCCCTTCGACATACTTGCTGTCGATAGCGACTGAAGTCCTTACTGAAGGCACATCATTAGACCCGTTTAGGTTAGAATGAATTGTAATCCTCCCGTTTTTCGACTTCTTCCCTCTAGAAGTGATAGGCATTGTTGTTTTAAGGGTATTTCCCTCATAAGAAATGGCACGAATATTTTTTGTAACCATACAGTTGTTCCTCCTTCGGAACTTTGCATAGCTTGATCTCTGCAAGTCGCAGAGTAGGACACTATGCGATTTACCTAGTCGACACTTGGTTAGGGTAGTCGGTACGTATACACGTACACCCTTCAGCTAAGGGAAATGCTCGTACACCCTTCGCTGTACTAAAGGCTATGCCTTTAGTGATTTAGCTCACTTTAGTCAGAAGGTTGGCTGAGGGAACTCCCTCACTTTCTCCTTACGTATAAGGGAATCCTTCTCATATTTTCGGACAGACCTCTTCTCAGATAAGACCTTGTCTGACCATCTCTGTATCTTGGAATATCTCGTCCCTCCTTTAGTGCCATCTATCGCTTTACTCTCACTAGGATACCCTAGATGATCAGCTTTATAGCCCTTCAGTAAGTTCTGAGGTTTCCTTCGGTAGTTGGACATATCGACCTCTAAAATTTATTTTCAAAATGTTGGGAATATAGTAACATTTTTTCAAATATTTTGTCAAGTTTTCCTTCAGTAGCCATGCAAACAGACTTTACTGAGATGAATCGTGGTCATACAGGGCAAAAAATGGCTCTGAAGGTATATACTGAGACTATATAAAAATGACCAAAAATTTTACTGAGATCATTTGTGGTTATAGACACCCAAAAAATGCCACTTTTAAGGTTTTTTTACGAAGGGGGTAAGAAGGGGCAAATTTTCCCATTTTTGCTTATATATCTCAGTATAAGAGCCAAATCGAATGTCAAATCCCTATTAGTCTCAGCTATACTGAAGGAAGAGCATTGTATACAATGAGAGGTATAGTGAAGGTATATGGGGATAGTATCACTAAGACCTATAGGTTAACTCCCCTTCACACTACTGAGATAAAATTTTTTCCATTAGTAAAAGTTTTGTCCTCAGTATACCATCTCACTTATAGCCTTAAATCTATTCGGGATAGCAATATGAAGAGAATCAATGCAGGTGGCAAAATTGCAATTACCCTTCAGCATAGCTATCCCGTATGGCTATCGAAGGGGCTATGAAGGAGGTTTATCTTATATTTGTGGACAAAGAAAACAGCTAAAAAAACGCATAGCTCTCATGGTATGGCAATCTTTAGCCCTATAGCTCTCATACATAGCAATTTCCCTTCAGTAGCTCTTACGCACATGGTAGCCTTCAGTAGCTCTAGGGCAACTCAATATACCTGCACACGTGCGTTCCTAGTCCCCTTCAGTAGCTCGTGCTAAATACGTGTGCATATGCGTAGCTCTTTCCTTTAGTGGCTCTTTAGTGCGACTCTAGTGCGACTCAATATACCTGTGCAATATAATATGTGTGCTGCTCTACCAACAACAGACAACAACTAACAACAGACAGTAGACAACAGACAATAGATAACAGACAACAAACACTAACTACAAAGACATTAACAACAACAAGAACAAAAACAACAAACAACAACACAAACACTAACAACGGGGCATGGCTTAGAACAACAAGAAAACAATAGATGATACCCTTGACAGAATTTTTTTTACAAAAAGAACCCTTTGGCAGGGGTAGGAACATATTGTTACTTTACAAAAGGAGAAATGAAAGCGTTTTCCCTACCCCCAAGTTAATTATACATTAATTGCAATGCAATTGTACTTGCAATTGCATATGCAATTGCAGTTGCAAACAGAAGGGAAAGCAATATAAGTTGCAATTTGATATTCATAATATATATATAATAGCTATTATAGCTATATATAGCAATTGCATAATATTTATTTATTATGCAATTGCAATGTAGCAATAGGAAAGTATGTTATACTAGATCTATGGCATATTCAGAAAAAGATAAAGAACGATTAAAGAAACTATTTTTAGAGTCTTATGAGTTAAACAAGACAGTTTCCCGTGCAGTTAGGGCTGTTAGAGGGTTAAGTCGGAGTTATTTTTATCAGTTAATAGAGGAAGATCCACAGTTTAAGCAGGATTATAACGATATTCGTATAGGGATAGGGGAAGATTTAGAAGCTTCTGCCTTCCAATTGGTAGAAAAGATGGTACAAAACGAGGATTATTCTAAACCGGTATTACTTATTACTCTGTTAAATGCCAATCTTCCTGATAAATATAGGAATAATGACGCACAATCTGATGATGCAAAGACAATTGTGTCAGAATTACGGAAAATGGCAGCCAAAAAATCCAAAGTTGTTAAACAAGCTGAGGAAATTTTAGACAATGACAACAAATGATTTAGAAAATTACCTGTATAACAAGGTAGATTTCTCCCCTACAGAAGAACAAAAGGTAATATTAGACTCAGATAAGCGATTTATCCTTGTAGCAGGGGGAGAACAGGCAGGTAAAAGCATGATTGCTAGTAAATTCCTGCTAAAAAAGACATTTGAAACAGAAGAAGCAGGGTTATATTGGTTGGTTGCAGCCGATTATGAGAGAACTAGAGCAGAATTTGAGTACCTTGTTAGTGATTTTGCACAACTTGGGATACTAAAGAAGGCTTCTAAAAGGGTAGACCCCGGTAGGATAGAACTTGCTGATGGAACTGTGATAGAAACCAAGTCTGCCAAGGACCCTAGAACCCTAGCTATGAAAGCTCCCAACGGAATTATTGGTTGTGAAGCATCACAGCTAGATCTTGAAAGCTTTTACAGACTACGAGGTAGGTGTGCCCCAAGAAAAGCATGGCTATTTCTTGCAGGAACTTTTGAATCTTCACTCGGTTGGTACCCACAAATGTTTCAGTCATGGAAATACGGGGTTAATAATGAACAATCTTATTCTCTCCCTTCATGGACTAACAAACATCTATACCCTGAAGGGAAAAATGATCCTGAAATATTAAGATTAAAAGAATCTTCTAGTGATGATTTCTTTATGGAAAGAATAGAAGGGATACCTTCCCCTCCAAGAGGGATTGTGTTTCCTGAGTTCCGTCCTGACATACACGTCTCTGAGAATATAGAGTATGTGCCTGACGAACCTGTTCATGTGTGGATAGACCCCGGTTATGCAGGGGCGTATGCTGTCTGTGCTGTGCAAATTATCAATGATCAGGTAAGAGTGTTTGATGAAATATATGAACAAAATTTAATTACAGAAGAAATAATAAACATTGCACAAAACAGACCATGGTACAAAGATTTAACATATGGAGTTATTGACATTGCAGGGTATCAACATCAAGCAATGTCTGCTCCTGCAGAAGTTTGGCTAGATAGTACAGGATTATATTTAGATTCTGAAAAAATAAATATCAATGATGGGACTGAAAGATTAAAATCTACACTAAAACTAACAGGGAAAGGAGAACCTAAACTTATTATTTCCCCTAAATGTAAAGGCTTGTTATCAGAGTTCGGAGCTGCAGCAAATCCGTTTGATGGACAGACAAAAGTTTATCAATGGAAAGTGGATAGGGACGGAAACGTAGTTGGCAATCAGCCACAAGACAAGTATAATCATGGGATAAAAGCTTTAATATACGGATTGATTAATCATTTCGGGTATAGTTTCGTAACAGGAAGAAGCACAATTCAGGTAAGAAGATGGAGCTAATATGGCAAAGAGAAAAAAATTAAAAGCATCTGATATTATCGATAAAGTAGATGTACATTATGATAATACAGAAAAACTAAGACAAAGAATGGAAGATGATTATTCTTTGTATAGATTAGATCCTTATGACGCAGGGGACGGATACCAATCATACACTTCTAATGCCCCACAAACTTATGCAGATAAAGTTATATCATGGATAGTATCTTCGGAAATGGTAGCACGAATACCTAACATACATGAAAACGAAGAAATAAGATTTGCTAATAACAATAAAGAAAAAGTTTTTCTAGGAATGTTAAGGTCTGCAGATGAAAGATTAAAAAATTCTTTAAGTCCTTCTATTAAAAACCAACTTGCATTTTATATTGCTATTCGTGGTTGGTATGCAGGGAGAGCCTTGTTAACTAAAAAAGATGATGGGACAACATACGTGGATATAAGTCCGTGGGATCCAATGCATACTTATTGGGGAGTCGGGGCTAACGGATTAGCTTGGGCTTGTCACAAGATACAAAAAGGCAGAGCTGAAATAGAGGAAGAATACGGAGTAAGAATAAATGGAGAGGCTACAGACAGGGCTGATGAGGATTGGCTATATGTTTACGATTACTATGACAAAGAAGAAAACATTGTAGTAGTAGGGAATGGGCAGGTAGTAAAAAAAGCAACAGCTCATGGGTCTCCAAGAGTCCCTGTATTTATTGGACCCGTAGGGGCAACACCTCCTGTACAAGCTTTAGCAGAACACACAGATATAGAAAGTACTGTTGAAGATTTTGGAGAGTCTGTATTTAAATCTTCTAGAGATATATATGAAAAAAATAATTTAATGATGTCAATAATGTTAGAGCTTACTGCTCGTGCAAGAAGGCAAGGGTTAAAAATTAAATCTAGAGATGGAAGTAAAACCCTTGATGAAGATCCCTATAAAGAAGGGACAGAAATTTCTCTTGCTCAAGGAGAGGACATAGAACCATTAGGGTTACTAGAAATGTCTAGAGAAACCCAAGGGTTTATGGGAGTTCTTACAGGAGATATGCAAAGAGGGACATTGCCTCACAGTATATATGGAGACTTACAATTTCAATTGTCAGGATTTGCAATTAATACTTTAAGGCAAGGAATTGATAGCGTACTACAACCTAGAATGGAAGCATTAGAAGATGCTTATATGAAAATGTGTATGTTATTGTGCGATCAATATATGTCAGGAAACTTTAGACCTATGGAATTATCGGGAAGAGATATGAACAGAGCTTATTTTAATGAAGTTATTACACCTGAAAGTATTGAAATGGCTAAAGATATAGAGATTAGTTTTGTTGGACAACTGCCTCAAGATGATATGTCTAAGATGAGCATGGCACAAATTGCTAGAGAAGGACCCAATCCTTTACTTCCTGATATATTTATCAGAGATAAAATTCTTGGATTACAAGATACAGATACTATTGATAATGCAATTAAAGAACAAGAAGCAACAGAGCTTTTACCGGAAGCTAAACTATTTACATTGATGCAATCTGCAGAAGAACGTGGTAGAGAAGACCTTGCACAATTGTACTTAGGCGAGTTATTATATATACTAAAACAAAAAATGATGATGAGGCAACAACAGGATATGCAAAGTCAACAAATGGGTATGCAAGGACAAGGAGGGGCAGGACCGACAGCAGACCCAAGGGCTATGCCTAATGCAGGAATGGGAGTACCACCTCCAACTCCAACTCCACAAGCAGGTCCGTTAGTGCCTCCAAATACCCCTAGACCAAATGCTAGGGGAATGGGACCATTATAATAGGAGATTAAAATGTCGTTAACAGTAAATAGAGTAGAATATTTTGATAAAGATACGGGAGAACTAAAAAATGTTTCTTATAGAAATATGACTCCTCAGGAAATTCATTTATTAGCTTTAGAAAAAGGTATGACAAATAGTGAAGCTTACATGAAAGAAATAGTTAAGCTTACTAAAGAAGTAGCTGAAGGTCAGGCTAGAACTAACGTAGTAAATAAGAGTCCTAAAGATATGTCAGGAAGGCTATTGAGTAATCCTTATGACAAAAGTTTAGACACTACTATACAAGCACTTACAACTAATATAGCTTTACAAGTAGCTGCTTTAACAGGAGATGTAGTTGCTCAACAAAGACTAGAAGGAATAGTTCAGGGTGGAGGAACACCTCCGTTAGGATCTGAAGGGGGAGAAGGAGGAGCTCCACCACCTAGTGGAGGAGGAGCAGGGACTCCACCTGCTAGTGGAGGAGGAGGGACTACTAAAACACTAACAACAGCAGATAAGAAAAAACAACCTATGTCTGCAGCTTGGTTGAATGCTTTTAAGAAAACAGGAGGAAATAATATGGCTAATGATTGGGAACAATGGAAAAACTTTGATTCAGGGATAATACCAACTATAAGTGGACAACCATCAGGTGTAACTACCCCTGTTGGTCCTTGGGATACAGGAGGATTGTTTGACCCAAGAACAATGACAACTCCGGGTCAATATGCAGGATTGCTTTCAACAGCAAATTTGGCAAATATAGCCCCAACATTTCAAAGACCTTTTCAAGATTATTTAGATAGAGCTGAATTAAGTTATGGATTGATGGATCCTCTTAGATCAGCAACACAAGGAGCAGGAGGTTTTGCAAATTATCTTACGGCAAATTACGCCCCTGCTAGTGCTCAAGATATGTGGGGACAGCTTGAAAATATTTATGGTAATTTTGCTAATTTTGATCCTGTTACACAAGCTCAATTAGCTCAACAATACGGAATAGGAGCAGATGATATGGTAGACACAGGGGCTAGAAACAGAAGAGGGCAACTAGCTGCTCAATTAATGTCATACAATGTTAATCCTTTATTAAGAAATACATATGCAAATATAATGAATAGAAGGTTTGCACAAGCTTCATTAGAAAATCAAATGTATAGAGACAATCCTTTAGCTTGGGCATTACAACAACAAACAGGATATGTTGCTCCTGTGTTACAACAAACAATGCCAACATTTGATCCTCTTGGAAATCAAATAGGATCAGCAGGAGCTGTTACACAATAATGGCTATAAACGATTTTTCTCCATTTAGTGATTTCTTAGAATATCAGCCACAAGCTGCATATTATAGCTCTCCTACAGGACGATCTTTTGGACAAGGAAGTCCTAACAGAAGAAGGCATTTTCAAGATTCATTTCAAGATTATTACAATCAATATCTTGGAGAATTAGGAACACAACTTAGGCAAGGCAATATGCCTACTATGAGGTTCCAAGATTATTTATCAACTAATCCTTTTACTGAAAGATATACAGCAATGACTCCTCAGTCAAGAGGAGAATACTCACAGCAATACAACCCTAGAACTAGATTTTTATTTTATTAAGGAGATGCAATGACAACTCCAAATGATTTAAGAAATGTAAGGAATGCAAATATATTGCCTCCTACCCCGTTATATCCAAATATAACAACATATCCTCAGGTAAGATTTAATCCAAGAAGATCATTTGAAGCTTATAATCCGTATAGACCGGCTATGCCCCCTTTGCCCCCACCACCCGAACCTCCTTTTTATGATCCGTTATTAAAATCTCAAGGAGGAGTACTTATTCCTTTTGGGCAAACTGTAGGAAACCTTGCTAAAAAAATTCCTAATATGCCTATGTTTAGACAAACTCCTTTTGAAAGACAGCAATGGAGAGACGAATTGCAAGAACCTATTCTTTCAGGAGATTACGCAGATTGGGCAGGGCAAGGATTTTTTGATTCAAGCATTCCTATAGAACAAAGAGTTAGGCAAGATTTTAATAAAAATATGGGGAATATATATTCATCATTTCTTGAAGAAGCTAAGTTAAATAATCTTTATAACTTTACAACTGCTGATGGCAGATTAAATCCTTTTAGTTCTTCCGTTGCAGATTTTTCTGATGTTGGTCCTTGGGATAAAGAAAAACAAACGTGGAGTATAGACAAAGCTGATGTAATTAAAAAAGACAGAACTAGAAATGCTTTACAACTTGGAGCTCATGCATTAATAAAAAGTATAGGAAGAGGTTCGCAGTTAGGAGAAGATATAACAAGCAGAGCAATGATAAGAAGAATACCTGATGCTCTTGGGCATGAAGGGTTAATTACAGCAGCATCTTATGCTACAGGGATTCCTTTAATATCTCATACACTTTCAAGAGCAGGAGTAGGAGCAGGAGGAAAGTTAGGGACTTGGTCATTTAAACAAGCAAATAAAATACCTCTTCCAAGTTTAAAAGAAGCTTGGAAAAATGCAAGTAAAACAGGGGGTACAAAAGCAGTTGATACTATAGGAGATTTAAAAAATCTTGGACAAAAACTTTTTAGTAAACAAGAAATAAAAGTACCAAGAAGTTTTGGTGATCCAAATTATAATTATAATTTAAGTAGATGGACTACTGATCAATATCAAGAATACAGAGTTGCTACTTTGGCAGCAAAAAAACTTGGAACTTCAATTATAGAACCAATTGTTCCTAATAGCCCTATAACTAATTTTGGTTTAGAACTTGGAGCTGAAACAATTTATTATGC